CCTTGTCATTGCCCAACACTAGCCACGGCAACGACCTGGCAGAGCTGGTGCAACGCGGTGATGTTGCGGGGTGTTCGTTCGGCTTTCGTGTCGCACCTGGTGGGGATCGCTGGGAGCAACGCGGTAAGCAAATGGTGCGTGAGCTGTTGGACGTGGAGCTGATCGAGGTCACTTTGACAAGCAACCCCGCCTACCAAGACACCACCATTGCAATTCGTTCGCGCCCGTCTGTGTACGAGACCATGAGCCATAACCGCGCCTGGCTGGCGACAATCCTATGAGCCTCATTACCCGACTGGCAAGCGCCCTGGGCTACGAGAAGCGTGCCGATGGTGACAACTATTGGACAAACTTCGCAACCCTGCGCAGTGCTGGTGCTGTCACTGCTGCCAGTGCGCAAGGCGTGAGCGCTGTCTATGCTTGCGTCCAAGCCATTGCAGAGACCACCGCCAGCCTGCCGCTGATCTTGTATCGGCGTGCTGGTGATGACCGTCAACGAGCCACTGACCACCCGCTGTACCGCGTCCTGCACGACCAAGCCAACGACCAAATGACCGCCCTGGAATTCAGGGAGTCCATGCAAGCCGCCGTCCTGCTGCGCGGTAACGCCTATGCCAAGATCATCCGGGGCAACGATGGCCAAGTTACCGCCTTGTTGCCACTGTCACCAGACCGCGTTACCGTCCTGCGTGTCGGTGATGGCCTGGGGTATGAGCATACCGACCACCAGGGACGGGTAGAGCGCCTGCTGTCGAGCGAGGTGCTGCACTTACGCCACCGCCTTGGTGATGATGCTGCGCTGGGTGTATCGCCCATTGCGGCCGCCCGTGGTGTTATCGAGCTGGCTATCAGCGAGCAAGCGCATGGTGTTGCCACTTTCAACAACGGCACGCGCTTATCAGGCATTTTGAAGATGCCGGGTAAGCTGACCGCAGAGCAAAAGACGGCACTGTCAACGAGCTGGAATAGCCAACACGCGGGCGGTGCCAACCACGGCAAAACGGCCATTCTGGAATCTGGCGCAGAGTACCAAACGCTGTCAATGACGCTCGAAGATTCAGCCTGGATAGAAGCCCGCAAGCTGTCCGTGATCGAAGTCTGTCGCCTGTTTCGCGTGCCTCCTGTTGTCGTGCAATCAATGGAGTCTGCCAACTACAGCAACAGTGTGGAGCTGGCACGCCAATTCGTTACGTTAACGTTACGCCGTCATCTGGTGGCCTGGGAGCAATCAATTAGTAAGTGCTTGCTTACCGAGGCTGGCAGGAAGGTTTACTACGCAGAGCACGCCGTAGAAGGTCTCTTGCGTGGTGATGCCACCAACCGTGCCGACTTCTACACCAAGGGCATAGCGGCTGGCTGGATGCTGCGTAGCGAGGCAAGAAGGCTTGAATCCATGCCAGTCATTCAAGGCATTGATGATGCAACCCAAGTACCCGCATAAGCCAACCAAGCGCGTGAGCAAAGCTGCCAACGGGCGCGCGCTGCCATTGACATCCGCAGCATGGCGCAAGCTACGCCGCATGGTGCTGTCGAGCGAGCCACTGTGCCGGATGTGCATTGCCAAGGGAAAGACTGTGCCAGCTACCGACGTCGACCACCGCGACAACAACCCAGCCAACAACGAGCTGATCAACCTGCAACCACTGTGCCATGAATGCCACTCACGCAAGACACAGCGTGACATGGGGCATAACGTGGCTATGGGCTGCGATGTGCATGGTATGCCACTAGACCCTAGCAGCCCTTGGAATAACGAGCCTATCGCCGTTCTGATGCGTTCCTGCCGCGCTGCGCGCGAAAAATCACCAGCAACTGAGGGAGCTGTACCGAGTGTCCTCCCTTGTTTTGACGCTAACTGCTAAATTTCACATTATGAAATGGACAAGCGCATGAAAGTTACACCAAAACGCAATCGTTCGGACTCGATTAGTGCTGCTGTCCGTGCCGCGCAAGCTGTCGCACTTGGTCCACTTGACCCGCCCGCCCATGTATGTCTGCGCCCTGGTGATCGCCCGTTTTGGGATGGCATCATGAAATCCAGACCCCGAGACACCTGGACGTTAACCGACCTGGTGAGCGCCGGGAATCTGGCACGCACGCAAGCCGATATTGAGCGCCTGCAGTCCGAGCTGGACAAGCAGGGCTACATTTTGGATGACAAAATCAACCCGCTGGCTGTCCTGGTTGAAACATTATCAAAACGTGTCGTGAGTCTCAATCGCGCCCTGCACACACACGCCAACAGCACAGTGGGCCGCAGTGCTGATGCTGTCAAAGCCCTGACCAACGAGCGCAAAGCCGCCGAGCAGGTTTACGACGATTTGATACCGCGCCTGGTGGGGTAATGGCTACACGCAAGCCACCAACCGAGACCCGCGCAGATAAGGTGTGTCGCTTTATTGAGACCGTGTGTCTCACGCCCGAGGGTGCGCATGTTGGCAAGCCTATTGTCCTGGCTGATTTTCAGAAACGTTTCTTGAGAGACATTTACGACAACCCGGCTGGCACGCGCCGCGCCCTGCTTTCGATAGCACGCAAAAATGGTAAGTCGGTGCTTACCGCGGGCATCTTGCTATGCCACCTTGTTGGTCCAATGGCCCTGCAAAACTCGCAATTGGTGGCTGGCGCAATGAGCCGCGACCAAGCCGCTTTGATTTTCAATGCCGCCGCCAAGATGGTGCAATTGAGTCCTGTCCTGAGTCAGATTGTGCGCATTGTCCCAAGCGGTAAGAGGCTGATAGGCTTGCCACTCAACACCGAATTTAAGGCACTCGCTGCCGATGGCAAAACAGCGCAAGGGCTATCGCCTGTCCTGGTGCTGATTGACGAAATCGGGCAGGTTCGCGGGCCGCAGTCTGATTTTGTTGACGCACTGACAACGAGCCAAGGAGCGCACGCCGCGCCGCTGCTGATCGCTATCTCAACGCAAGCCGCCAATGATGCCGACTTGTTTTCACAGTGGCTTGATGATGCCCAACGCTCCAAAGACCCGCGTATCGTGTCGCACGTCTATGCCGCACCTGATGGTGCTGACCTGCTGGACGAAAGCGCCTGGAGGGCTGCAAACCCTGCCCTGGGCCTATTCCGAAGCCTTGATGATTTGCGGGAGCAACTGACTCAGGCACAGCGTATGCCCTCAATGGAGAATTCAGCAAGGCATTTGCTTCTCAATAATCGCATTTCTACCGTCTCGCCCTTCATATCGCCAAACGTGTGGCAATCATGCGCTGGTGCTGTGCTGCCCTTCGGTGATGCGCCTGTTTACTGTGGGCTGGATTTGAGCGCACGCACCGACTTAACCGCGCTGGTGCTTATCGGCAAAGTTGCTGGACAGTGGCAAGTTGTGCCCCATTTTTGGACGCCAGAGCAAGGCTTAGAAGACCGCAGCAAGCGTGATCGAGCGCCCTACTCAACATGGCACCGGCAAGGCTACTTACACAGCACACCGGGTGCAACGATTGATTATGAATTTGTCGCCAGTGACATGGCCGCCATTATGTCCGGCCTAAATATTCAGGCCATTGCATTCGACCGCTGGCGTATCGACCTACTCAAAAAAGAGCTGGACAAGATCGGCTGTGATCTGCCGCTGGTGCCGTGGGGGCAAGGTTTCAAAGACATGGCACCGGCACTCGACAACCTGGAAGCCGAGCTACTCAACGCCCGAGTGAATCATGGTGGGCACCCTGTTTTGCAGATGTGCGCCGCCAACGCAATTGTGATCAAGGATCCTGCCGGGGGCCGCAAGCTGGACAAGGGCCGCGCTACGGGCCGCATTGACGGCCTGCAAGCTATGGCGCAAGCCTTTGGTGCTGCTGCCCAAGCAATCGAGTCTGAGACGGTTTATGCAGATGGGCAATTCAGCTTTGTTTAACACCCTTGCCAGAAGGGGCGCATCATGAAAAACCCCGAATGCCAGTGGTGAATTGGCATAAGTTCACGCGACTGGCACATTTTGTTACTGTTACGAAAGTACACCATGCTGACACTGACTGAAATCAAAAACCACCTGCGCATTGATGCCACCGACGACGACAACGCCCTGGGCATCATGCTCGATGCCGCCATTGCAGCGATTGACAGCTATCTGGAAAACCCGGCTGTCCTGTTGAATGACACCGCGCCCGCGCCCGTCAAATCTGCCGCCCTGTTGCTGATCGGCGATCTGTACGAAAACCGCTCTGCGCAGACTGACAAAAAACTGGTGATCAACGCCACCTATGAGCGCCTTCTAAATCCTTACCGGGTGATGGTGGCTTGAAACTGAGCATCAGGTGTCGCGCAGTCACGGCTATAGGTTGCTTGATTCAGTCAATTTTTTACGCAAATTAGAGGCCGCGAATGTCCCCGAAAACGCAAAAATCGGGGACATCAAACCAGCCGTTTTGCCATCAAGCGAGTGGCAAATCCGCCCGCTTTTGACGGACTTGCAACATGACGGTGAACGTATCCATGTTTGGGCTGAAGTCGCAAATTCTGGCGAAAAGAAGATTACGGCTGAACTGGTGCAGCGCGAGGTGGACAAATTCAAGGCATCCGGCCTGGTGGTTGAGGATGTGGAGATCAAGCTGCCCGATGTTGTCATCCCCAACAATGTTCACGTTGGCAAAAATAGCGGAGATAACGAGTGGTACACCCCGGCGCTGCATATTGAGCTGGCCCGCACCGTCATGGGTGGCATCGACTGCGACCCGGCAACATCCGAGATAGCCAATCGCACGGTTAAAGCTGAAACCATCTTCACCGCTGAAAACGATGGCCGGGCGCAAACATGGCGCGGGCGCGTCTGGATGAACCCGCCTTATGCAAACCCACTGATGTCTGACTTCGCCGAGGCGGTATCAGCCAAGTTTGAATCTGGCGAGATTGAACAGGCTTGCATTCTGGTGAACAACGCTACCGAAACCAAGTGGTTTCAACGGATGCTTGAAGCCGCAAGCGCAGTGTGCTTTCCAAAGTCACGCATCAAGTTCCTCGACCCCGAAGGAAACCCGTCTGGCGCACCACTACAGGGTCAGGCCATCGTTTACATGGGCGAAAGCATTGAAGCGTTCAAAGACGCGTTCAAAACGGAAGGCGCGGTGCTTACCCATGTTTGAACAATCTGACGCCCTGCGCGGGGTTATTACCAATCGCGCCAGAAATTTACAGGTTCTTAATTTTCACGGGTTGATGTTTGGGCGAATCACGCCAACGGATGTTGATGCTGCAATCGAATTTGACAACAGGCTTTTTATTTTCATTGAAGCCAAATTCATTGGTACGCCAATCAAAAGGGGCCAGGAGTTATTTTTGGCCCGCATGGCAGACAACATGAATAACCCGCCACACAAATACGGCATTGCCATAGTTGCAGACCATTACGTTCCGTTAGATCAAGACATTGACGCATCAAAAATGATTGTCCGCAATTACCGGATGAACGGGCAATGGAGGAAACCACTGGTTCCTGACACAACAGTTTTGCAAGCAGTAAGGCGCATGGGAGCTTACGTTGAAAAAAAGCAGGGGAAAGCTCTTTACACAAGGACTACCCAAAGCAGGCTGTTCGTTCCTTCAGTAAGTCAATTAACGCCAGAGTCGGCCAAGGCGTAAATCATGGCCTCAATGGACTGGTTCCGCTGGCATCACGGGTCTGTCACAGACCCGAAGTTCCAGCTTGTTGCGCGTAAGTCCGGCGCGAGCGTGGCAGAGGTTATCGGCGTATGGGCAACACTGCTCGAAAGTGCGAGCATGAGCGAAGTACGCGGAAACATGGGCGATCTTGACTTTGAAGCAATTGATTGCTTTCTCGGATTAACAGAAGGTCAGTCTCGAAACATCTATTTTGTGATGAGCGAGCGCGGACTATTGGACACCGAGAGCAACACAGTTTCATCGTGGCACAAGCGTCAACCAGCACGCGAGCGAGACGACACCACCAGCACCGACCGCGTCAGGGCATATCGTGAACGGCAGGCAAATGATCCGCCATGTAACGCCACGAAACACCATGAAACGCCATGTAACACCAAAAAAAGCCTAGAGGAGATTAGAGTAGATGAGAGTAGAGAAATACCAGTAGTTGCTGCTGTTGGTGCGAGTCCGCCCAAAAAACC